GCATGAATCGTGCGGAGATCTTGTCGCCCCCAGTGATGGCCTTGACTTTGGACTCGTTCAAGCGTCTGCCTTGCTCAGTCTCGATGGCCGTCACAAAACGTGCGCCGCGCAGCCCTGCCAGATCGGTCGGATGTCGGTCACCTCTCGTCTCAACGAAGGTGTCCATCGACGCGGTCGTGGCGTAGTCGCCCAGGATGGTGCTGATGACATTGGCGAAAACGCTTTTGCCATTGGCACCGGTCCCGTAAAGGAAGAACAGCGCGTGGGCACTCGTCACGCCAGTCAGGCAATAACCAACCATGCGTTGCAGGTAAGCCTGGAGATCGGCATCGCCCCCCGTCACATTGGACAGAAAGGCGGTCCATTGCGGACACTCTCGACCCGGCGTGGCCGTGGTGATCTTGGTCATACGGTCGGCACGGTCGTTGGCGCGCGTGCGGCCCGTCTTGAGATCGACCACGCCACCGGGGGTATTGAGCAGCCACGGGTCAGCATCCCACTCATCGGTGGTTGCGGCATGACGACGATCCGCACGGGCCAGACGCTCCACACCACCTACGGTGCCAGAACTGGCCAGCTTGGCGGCAAGCTTGCGGTCGTCGGCACGCAAGGCAGTCTGACGGCACACGCTGCGGATCAGATCGGTGGCAGCGAGCGTGTCCTCATTGCGCCAGCGCTGTCCGTCCCACACCAGCCATCGACCCCAGGCGGCCAAGTAGCGCCAGTCGCGGTGGTAGCGGCGGGTGAAGGCCAGCGCCAGCGCGTCCTCCGTGCCCCACACCGACTCGTCACTGCTGACCACCGGTTCCGCATCTTCAGCCACGGCATGAATCTGCATGCGTGGGCCATGCACGAGAAAGGACGCGACATCAAAGCCTTCGGCAATGGCGTCGGCCGCATCCCAGCCTTCAGCCGCTTCCTGGGGTGGATACAGGATGTGGCAGGACCTGGCACCGGCGTCCAACACCGCTTGCGCAGCATTGGCCGCATACTCCCACCCCGGTTTGTCGCGGTCCGGCCAAATCAGCACGGCCTTGCCAGACAGGGGCGACCAGTCGGTCTTGTCGACCGGGGCGTTGGCGCCGTGCATGGCTGTCGTGGCGGTAACGCCAGCATTGATCAATGCCTGCGCGCACTTCTCGCCCTCGACCAACACGACTTGAGCGGCATCCTTCATCCCCGGCTGGTTGTACAGCGGCCTGGGGTCGGGAGGCGCCATCTTGCGTCGCTTGACGTCCCATGGCCGGAATTCCTTCTTGCCACCAGGCGGGTCATAGCGGTAGACGATGGCGATCAGTTGGCCCGCTGCATCGAGGTAGTCCCACTTGGCTGTGGCCGGGCCCAGATCGTCGACCGGAGCCTCTTTCTTCTTGGACTTGCGCGACGTGGCAGCAGGAGCCTGTCCAAGCAGGTCGGCAGCGTGTTGCATCACGCGGGGGAAATCTGTGTGTGCATCGACACCCAGATGGGCCGCGATCAGATCGAAGATGTCACCACCATCACCAGTGGCACGATCGGTCCACAAACCGGCCTTTTCGCCATCGAGCACAACTTCGAGACTGTCGCCGGGACTGCCCAGCACATCGCCGATGAGAAATTTGCCCTTGCGCTTTTTGCCAGCAGGGAACAGCGTGGCCAGGATGGACTCCAGCCGTGCGACCAGATCGGTGCGCAAGGATTCACGATTGGCGCCAGGATTGGATGGCAATTCGGCAGGGGCGTCATTGAAGTCAAGCATGCGACTTGCCTCCTTGCTGCTCCAGCCAATCGATCAACTCCTGGAGCTTGAAGCGCACCAGCTTGCCCACGCGGTAATGCGGCACGCGCAGGCGGTTGCGCTCACTGGGGTGGGTCAGCAGGTACGTGGGTATGTTCAGACAATGCGCGGCCTCGCGCGCATCGACCAGACGCTCACCCAGGACGTCTTGCATGGTGGGAATGTTCATGTAGGGCTCCTCCAGCACCGGTCCTGCCATGGGCACATCCGGCACTCGAAATGGGTGGATTCATGGAATGCGCGGGGCAGCAACTCCCCTGCATCGGTGGCGGTGATCACCTTGACGGCGCGATCGGACATGCGCTGCGCCAGCACCGCATCAAAGGGCACGAGTTCGGTGTAAATCTCCATGGTGTCGGCGTTGATCGCCGTGAAGAGCGCCGGGTGCTCGTGCAACTCCAGGTAAGCCTGATAGAGCACCACCTGGGCGTGATAGATCGGCTTGGCAATCGCCAGCTTGTGCTTCTCCAGCTCGCGCCAGGATTTGTTGCCCAGACATTTGCACTCCCAAAGCGCGGGGTACATAAAGCCCTCAGGCCCAGCAACGATGACACCGTCGACATGGCCCTTGAGCCGTCCGCCAGCCGCCGAGAAGCCGAACTGCTCACCATCAGCCTTGCGGGTGCGCAGATCAAACCCGGCCTCGCGCAGCCACATGACCATGCAGTCCTCCATCACGTGCCCGCGCTCGAAGATGCGCAGGATGCGCCCGGAGGTGTCCCGACCGGGGTCGACCGGGGCCTTGGCGAACTCGTACTGGAGCGCGCGCTCACACGAAGACCCCAGCCGGGATGCACCCAGGTATGCCCGGGGCGTTTGCTTGGCGCGCTGCCGATGCATGCCTGCGTCGAGTAACGCCTCCAACTGGCCAGAGACACTCGCCGAGGAGTTGAAGTCGATCATGACTTTCTCCCCTTCGCCGGTTGCAGGTGTGACGTTTTTGCCTTCGGCTCTTCCCAAGGCAAGTCGTCCTCAAGATCCGCGAACGGGTTGGCCAACGGATCTGGCGTCGGTGGCATGCCACGCACCGGCGGAAACTTGGCGGCTTCATGGTGCGTCGCCATGGCGTCCGTGTAGCAGGTGACGATTGCATCAATCACACGCAAGGCTTCGGCCTCTGCGTAATCACCCAGCGGCTTGGCAAAGCCAATCTCGCCAGCAGCTTCGCCAAAAGCCTTGAGGCATTGGCGCATCGCAGCGCGTTCGACTTCAGTAGCATCGATCATCTCGACCTCCTGGTTGAACTTGTGCGCATTGACCCAGTTGCCGTACATGGAGTGGAACGCGTCCTGGCAGCGATGGGAACAGAACACCCAGTCGATGGGATAGCGCCGGGGGTTGCCGGTGCCATACCGGTTGTCGGTATGGCCGTACCCCCGGGCCTGTCGTGAGCAGACCCAGCATTTCATTCCCCCCCTCACTGTGCCCAGGCCGGCTTGCCGGACACTGCGGAGCGTCCAACCGCTGCGGTTGGGACTGCGGTTGGGGCCGTGGATGAATGTGCGGTCGGGGCTGCGGTTGGGGTCCCAGCCGTACGGTTGGGGATAAATCCAGTGCCACTCATCAAGGCTGCGTACTCGGGCTCACCCGGCTCCACCGCCATCTTGACCACGTTCTTCGATTCGCCGCGCCCATCCTTTTCTACATCGATGCGGGCGACGAACTCCAGCCCATCGAGTTCATGAAAACCTTGGATGCGGCGAGCAGCTGCTGCCTGCGGGGTGTTGTCGTCGGGACGAACATTGCGGGCCGAGTTCAAAGCAGCGCGCACGAAGGTGCGACCCATGTTGCCCCAGGTCGGGCCCTTGGGACTTTGCAGACCGATGTTGGACCACAGCTTGCGTTTCGCGAAATCACCTTCGAGGACCACGAACTCGCAGGCCAGGAAGATGCTACCGGTCTCAAAGCTCTGGGTGGCGTAGCCACCCACCCAGCCTTGGCTCGGGTCGTCATAACCACCGGGCTTGACGGTCATGCGGACCTTGGCCACGGTGCCTTTGGGGATGAGGTCAAAGGATTGCTGCTGTTCAGCGTCGTTGAAATCGTTCCATGCGGACATGAGTTACTCCTTGGTTTGTGTGAATGAATAGGAAGGCTTCGTGGCGGCGGCGCACTTGCCGATGAGGGCATACAGGTCTGGGGGTTCGAGCAGGTCCAACTGACCAGACCGGTCCTTGGCGGGATAGCCATAGGGGTTGACCGTGTGGGTGACAAAGGCCCGATAGGACGTGCCGTCTTCGGACTTGATCTCGGCAAGCGTCACGACCTCATCGACGATGCCGGGCAATTCAGCTGCGGTCTTGGCCCCTTCGATCTGCGGCACGAACACCTTGCGGTTGAAGTCATCGAGCTTCTCGTCGAGGATGGCGACGAACACCACGTGCTTGCCACGGGCGTGCTGCAAGTGGGTCAGTGCGGTGAGCATTTCCTGGCCCAAGAGACCGTAAGCACCCCGGGTGTCAGGCTTGCCCGTACGCTCGGACATTGCCTGCGGCTGAACCTTGGCCCAAATCAGCGCCAGGCGGGCCAGCACCGTGATGCTGTCGACGAAATAGGTGTCGTACTTGGCCAGTTGGGCTGGGTCACCGTAGCGCTCACACACATGGTCGAAGTGAGCCTGTGAGTACGGGGCGTCAACAGGCAATGCCGGGTTGGGGCCAGCCAGGAATACGACCAGATCACGGAATTCGGGCCAGGTTTGTGGCCGCAGGGTGTCGCCCTGCCAGTCACGCACAGCCAGATCACCAGCCTCAAGGTCGACGAACAGCGTTCGGTCCTCAGGAAGGGTTTTGAGTTGGGTGGTTTTGCCGATGCCAGACTTGCCCAGCAGCACCAGCTTGACGCCGCTTTTTTCTGCAAGGCGGGTGGAGGCGGAGATGATTGGCAATGCCATCACACACCTCCTTCGTCGCGGCTGAGCTCGAACGTGGCCTTGCCTGCTTCGACTGTTCGTGCATCAGCAAACTGCTGTTGCAACGCAGGTGGCCAGTTGTTGAAGCGAGATTCGGGCACCGCGAGCTTGACGTCGAGATAACTCTCCACGGATTCGCCGGATGCCAGGATGCGCTCGGCGATGGCCTTGAGCTTTTTCTGGTCCCAGGACACCTTCTTGGGCAGCTCGAATTTCACATGCAGGCCATCGACATTGAAGTGGGCTGTACCAAAGTCGCGGGCGGTGTCACGCAGGGCTTCCCGTCCTTGAACACCGAAGCGCTGGTCCAGTGCCAAATCCACTTTTGTGCGGGCACTCTTGAGCCAAGCAATGGCCTGATCCAGGTTGGTGTCAACTTCATAGAGTTGGTGGGCTGGCAGCTTGGCCAGTTGGGCGGCCGACATCTCGGCGATGTCGGCGGGGAAGATGGACAAATCGTTCATGACCATCTCCCTCAAGCCATCGCGCGTTCGGCGGTCGACTCGTGCAGCGCGCTGTACTCGAAGTCGAGGATGGCTTCCAGCGGATAGCTGACCCGCTTGGAGAGCTTGAGGTAACGAGGGCCACGGCCCTCGCTGCGCCAGCGCTGCAGCGTCTTGGGGCTGACACCCCAGCGCTGGGCCAGTTCGTTTTCGTTCAGGACCCGGCGGTCGCCGGGTGCCATGGTGTTGATCGCCGGGTAGGACGACCGGGTTTGGGGGCTTGCCGTAGCTGCCATGAGACTCTCCTTTGAGGCTGTTGAGGAACAGGTGTCATTGGAGATTTCGAGTGGCGAACTTACGAGGGAGCGATTGGCGAACTGAGCGGAAACGTCCAGTTCGCCAATGGGCCCCCGGATGCGAATCAGGACAAAAAAATGGCGAGCACTTAGCTCGCCGTCTGCGATGAAAATCGGTTATGTCCCGATGCTGAGATCTGTCAGGCAAATGTCTCTGGTCGACCCTCAGCGGGCCTTGTTCACTCGGGCTTAGCAACGGCAGCTAGTGCGCCCGGCAGTCGGGCGGTTGCTGAACCCTATGCTTGCCGCTGCACTCCGGACGGCGCGACAGGCTGCTTACGGTCTTCGGCTGATACGCTGAAAAGAAAGCCACCATTGACTATAAAAGTTTGGGCTGAAGCTAACCTGTGCACTGCAGTTCAATTTTGACCAGAGGACCTTGGTTCGCTTTGGCTGAGTAGCACTAATTGACGATCCAGCAGCTTTCCGAGTGGATCTGCTCATTAAATGGCCTCAACCGAAACGGGCAAACAATCTGGTTGTGGCCGATTGCTGCCCACTATTTCCTGGCACGTATCAAATCGAAAACCCAAACAACTTGCGCTGCTCACCCCAGTCGCGAGGCAACGGGTCATGCCGCCCGCGCAGCGTCTGCAGGTTGAGGTGCCGAGGTTGCTGGCCATCGAGAACAGCTTCGATGATGTCCGGCGCCAGGGTGGTCATGCGCAGCACCTCGGCCACCCATCCATGCTCGACCTTCATCGACATGGACAGGTCCCGGATAGTGGCGAACTTGCCCTCATCGAGCAGCCTTTGCCAGTAGAAGGCCTTGCCCAGGGTGCGGATCATGGCAATGTCCTCACCACCCGTCCCCAGGACAGACTGTTCACCCGGTGGTGGCGTCATGACCTTGCGGTTTTGCTTGCGCCGGATAGTGAGCGGCACCATCGTTACGCGTTGCTCGCCGGTGACATAGTTGCGGGCGTCCTGGCCAATCTCGATGCGCACGTTGCGCAGCTTGGGGTTGTTTGGATGAGTGCCAGTGGTGCAAGTGGATTTCATACGTAGATCTCCTCAGCTGGACTTCTTGCTTCATTTACCAGTGGGTGACTGCCGATGTCTTCGCCCAGTCCCAGCCAACCATCTTCGCGCCAAAGGATGTCCAGGCCACGATCGTGGAGTTGCACCCGCTCGATCAGCAATTGCGTGATCCGCTGCTGCTCCTTGGGGAACAACTGGTTCCACACCTTGCCGATGCGCTGCATGGCCACCACCACCTGCGCTTCCTCAAGTAGGGCGCCTTTTGGATGCTTCTGACAGGAGCGCCAAGTCGCCAACAACAACTGCGGCGCACGCAACGCCTGTTGGATCTGCTCCAGTACGGCGGCCTCAATGTCGGCGGCCGGCAAGGGGCCGATATCCGTAACGCCGGGCGACAGTGTGGCGCCCGCGTTGCGCCGTTTGTGCAGGTAGGGCACGTAGTAGCGATACAGCCGTCCGTTTTTCTTGCGCGTGTAGCTGTGAATCATCAGTTGACCATCGGGCGCATGCAGCAGACCCGCCAGTAGTGCGGGATGCTGGGTGATACCCTCGCGTGGTCCTTGCTTGCGACGGTCAACAAAAGCATGCACGAGATCCCAAGTGTCCTGGTCGATGATGGCTTCGTGCTGACCCGGGAAGCTGGTGTCCTTGTGCTGGATTTCGCCCAAGTAGATCCTGTTGCGCAGCAACTTGAAAAGATACTGCTGATCGATGGGACGTCCATCACGGAACTGGCCATTCTGGGTTTGCCAGGCCTTGGTGGTTCGACCCTCGATCGCCAATTCACGCACCAGTTCTGCAGCCGATCCGTGCTCGGCATAGCGGCGGAAGATGTAGCGCACCAGATCAGCCTCCGGCTCGTTGACCAGCAACTTGCGATCTACGACGTCATATCCGAGAGGTGGCGTGCCGCCCATCCACATACCTTTGGCCTTGCTGGCGGCGATCTTGTCGCGGATGCGCTCGCCGGTGACCTCGCGCTCGAATTGCGCAAAGGACAGCAGGATGTTGAGCGTCAAGCGTCCCATCGAGGTGGTGGTGTTGAACTGCTGCGTGACAGAGACGAAACTCACGCCGTTGCGATCGAGCACATCGACCAGCTTGGCGAAATCGGTCAGGCTGCGCGTCAGACGATCAATCTTGTACACGACCACGATGTCGATACGGCCGGCCTCAATGTCTGCCATCAAGCGCTTGAGTCCAGGGCGTTCCATGTTGCCACCTGAGTAGCCGCCATCGTCGTAGCCGTCTGGCACGGCCATCCACCCCTCATGGCGCTGACTCGCCACAAACGCCTGGCCGGCATCGCGTTGGGCTTCCAAGCTGTTGTAGTCTTGGTCGAGCCCCTCGTCCGTGGATTTGCGGGTGTAGATTGCGCAACGTTTGCGAGGGGCGAGCGCCGGGGCTGCAGCGGCAATGCGATTGGGTCTCATGCGGCCTCCCTCTTCTTGGTCTTGAGCCCAAAAAACACGGGCCCTGACCATGGGCAGCCAGCAATGACCTTGGCCACCGCCGTGAGACTGGTGAATCGCTGCCCGCGATATTCGAAATCACGCATACCGCGCACCAGCACCTGGTGTTCGACATCGTCATACACACGGGTGAGGATGGTGCCAGGCAGCAGGCGATCGGCTTCGCGGCGCAGTCGGGCTGGCAGGAGGCCTGTCTCGCCAATCTCCTCAAGCTTGCGGCGCACTGAACCCTTTAGACCGCCGAATGCGCGTTCCTGAATTTTGTAGGCCAGCCTCGATTCGAGCCAAGTCCGGTGGTGGTGATTCGGGCGCTCATCGAAATGTTGGTCCCACAAGGCCCAGAGGTTGTCCATGGGCAGGTGGGGCAGTTGGGCGACCCTGGCCGCCACGCTGGCGGCGTCGGGTGGTATTGCGTGTGTTGTCATGCGCGAACTCCTTCTTGTTGATAGGGGTTCATATTCACGCGCTGGTGGCCAGTAAAGCCAAGGCCAACCGCGTCTTTTGCGCACGCAGTGGTCGAATAGTCACACGCTGAATCCTTGGCCCGCAGGCGCAGGAGCGCCACGGCGAGCAGGTCAGCGATTTCTTGATGGGGATGGCGTGGCCGATCGGCGTTCGCGCAGAAGATGGGTTCGTCGTTGTGCATGGTCAGCGTTCGAGTTGAAAACGCTTCTCATGCTAGGGATGGAGGGCACTCCGCGTAACGTGTTTTAGCGGAAGTGCGCGGGTTAGCGTCAAGCCGGCAAACATTCAGTGGCTTGCTTTTAAATAGGATGAAATCTCAGACTCCATCTCGGCTTGTAGGCCTTCTGGGCTGATGATGCGGATGTGGGGAATCCAGTACCGGACGATTGGCACAACTTGGTTAATATGGCCAACCTTTGCTGAAATGATGAGCCCCCCGTCTTCGAGTTCTTTTTCGATGATTTGGTTGGCGATCAACTTGCGGCGCTTAAAGTACCCCGCCACATCTTGATCGACCTTGAGGACAACTTCCTTCTTGTCGTCACTGAGCCAGACGCCGTCATCTTCTGTCAATTGTTTTTCGATCTTGGTATCAGCCGCGAAGTGCGTGTCCAGCATCCGAAGGCTCTCAATTTTAGAAAAAGAAAAGGACTTGAGCTTCTCGCCATCACGAGCGGCCAAATACCAAATGCCCTTGTGATTGATGAGTTTGAACGGCGCCACCCCGGTATACGACTTAAGACCGGCGTCCTTCTGATAATCGAAAGCAATGTGCTGACGCCCAACGATGGCTCGCTCTAGATGACGAAAGTCCGTTTCCTTGCCTGCCAAGTTCTCGTAGTTGTGCCCCTTAACCATAACCGCAGCCTGAATCCGTGCGTCGAAAATGTCGCGCAGAAAATCATCTGACAAAGCAGGGAACAACCCCCGAACCCCAGCCAGGCCAGCGAAACGATCAACATCCTTGGTGTTCAGCTTGCCAAGGAAGGCAGGATCTAGATGGTAGTACCCATCGGTTTTCTGAAGTGGCAAGTATGCGAATCGGACATTGAGGTCACGCTGAACTGTGCGCAAATTGACTCCAAATTCGTCAGCCAGCGCTTGGGGGTTCAGCTTTTCGCCTTGGTTTAGTTTCACCAGCATCTGAGCAAGGCGATAGACCAATGTATCGTGATTTTTGGAAGACATCAAATCCTCAAACTGTCATTCGCATTGCTTAGTATCGACTCTGGAAGCGACAGGTTGTGTCGAATTTTTTTCTTGAAAATTTTTTATCACTACAAAAACGACATCACCTGTCACACCCACTGTTGATCATATCCATCATGGGTCTGTACTGAACAAAAAGGAGTTTGACCATGTTTTGGATATTCATATTGATCGCCGGCGGTGCCGTAACATTTGCAATGTATATCTTTTGGTTCAAGGTATTGACCGCTGTTTTACTAGTGACGGCGATTATCATTCTTGGTGTGACCAGCTGGTTGTTGTGGCGACGTCTTTTCCCAAACACTAAGGCATAAGTGTCATGGAACCTAATGCCGAGCTTTTAGACGAGAAAAATATGGCAATGATCAAATGTAGTGAATGCGACAAGGATATTTCTGACACGGCCGTAGCTTGTGTGGGTTGCGGAGCACCTATGGCCGTAGCCGCAGCAAAATCCAACCAATCTTCAATGTTTGACTTGACCGGGCTGAAGACAGCCGTGTCTAGCGCAACCGCTAGGGTCAAGGAATCGGCTGAGTCTGTCGCAAGTTCTGATAGTGGCAGCAAGGCATTGACCAGCCTCAGGTCAGCGTTCTCAACCGTGACGGCAAAAGTCAAGGAGTCTGCTGAATCGGCTGCCGAGCAAGGTAAGGATCTGATGAAATCAAAACAGCAGAGGGACGCCGAGGCAGTAGAACGTCTAGCAAGCCAATTTGGAGAAAAATCAAATCAACCTGCTTCCGCGTCGGTTCAAGCATGCTCTCGGTTCAATGCGGCCCTGGGTAGCACCATTGACATCAAATTTGCCGAAGTCATGAGCGGAAAGACAGATGCGAATAAATTCCTCACCTATGTGGATAGCCAAATTTTGACGGCCACGGTTCGTAACGTATTCAAAAATGCTTTAGGCGTCGTCCCGCCCCAAGTTGAGGCCGCCTGCAAAATGAGCGAGGCCATCCTTGCGCCTTCAGCCCTTGAGCGCGAGCAATTGATAAAGAGCGCGGTTGGTATTGGCGGGGGTGCAGCTGGCATCGGCATGATCATTGCCGGTATTGGTGGTGCACTGGGATGGGGTGCCGGAGTGATAGCAAGTGTTTCGGCATTTTTTGTCGGAACATCAATGGCCGGGCCCGTCGGGTGGGCAATCGCAGGCATAACGCTTGCTGGTACTGCGGCTTATTTTGCGACCACCAGCAACGAGACCAAAGACACCGAACGGTTCATGAATGTTCTGAAAAGTTCGACTGGACGCTCGGTCGAAGCCATCTGGCCGGAATACGAAGCAGCCTTGGTGAAGGTACTTGACAGTGAATCTGCGTCGTAAGGACCTCAGCGATGTGTTGGGCGAAGTGTCTTACGGTATCGCCCAGGCAAACAATAACTACAACGCATCGCTTGCAACCGAGTTGCTGGTATCACCCGGCCAGATGGCCTACATGCACATACCAGCAAGTGAACTACGCAACTTTGCTGATGGCTTATTCCCTGGATTAGCGAAGAATCAAATCGCCGATTGCGCAAGCGGTATGGGGCACCGATACCGAGCAGGTCATGATTTACTGTTAGACGTACCTTCAACATTAGCCAATCACGGACCAGGCGAGGCACTGAAGCATTTCGGCCATATCGTCGCGACGGACTTTCCCACAAAGGCCGGTATTCCAATTCCTGGTTTTTCCCAATCAGGCTTGGGGCATATGCTTGAACAGTGGGGGATTCCAAAGGCATGGATGTCGCTGAACATCAGTGACGCGGGCTTCGGCTTCCTCGCGATCGCCGATGGTCACTCCACGTTAATGGCTGCCATCCAAGGACAGCTGAGTATGGACTTCGGTACCGCGCTCCAGACCTTTGGCGCCGGAGCATTGGAGTTAAAGCTGGCGATGATCGCCACGACTAATCCAGTGCTGATGACGGCTGCTGGGATGCAAAACATTCTCGCTGGACTGGTTGCGACTTGGAACACATTTTCTGTCTACGTCGATCCTTTGGATCTATTCGGCGCAGCTGGTATGTCTGCTTTTCTTGGATTCGGAATGGCGCGAGGCTTAATCGGCGAAGACATTTCTACTGCCACTCGGGACGCAATTCGGAGTGGCACGATCGGGGCGCTGTATAGCGTCTCGACAGCTTTTGGCTATGGGGCACTTGCAGGTTTTGTTGTCTGCCGATTGGCTAGCACCATGGCCAACCATCACAATGCGCAATCACAAGGTCGTCTATCGGTTGATGCACGATCCTATGGATTGCTAGTTGAAGCCCTGCAATCTGGAAGCACCGACATTAACGAGCTTCTTGCTGCGACATCACCACTATGGCTTACAGCCAATGGAAGCGGATTTTCCGGTGCTGCACGGTTATTACCATCCACGGCTAGGTCGTTGCCGATAGGAATGCACACACTGAACACTGGCTCTGTCGCAGTCTCTGACAAAGCACCGAAAATTTCTGCTCAGCCTCTTACGCTTCCAGACGAACCCACAGGTTTGTCGGAGATTTACCGTTCCGTACTTTGCTCTTCGGTTTCCTGACGTGGGATGTGACATCTAGAGCCTATGCACATTTAGCGCGTTGGGTGTTGTCCCGCCGAAATGAAATTATCAAAGCTGTCCGACACTTCCTCATCCTGCCATGACCGATCCCATGACCGGGGTGCGGCGCTTTCAAGCAGCAGGAGCGACAGAACACGGTCCCGGGCGCCATAGGTGTGCTTGAACTCGGTCAGGGTGATGTCGGAAGGTTCGTCTGGACACCAAACATCGGCAGGCATGTCAATGCCGTTCCACTCCTGTGCAATGTCAGGGTCGGCAGCCAATGATTCCGGCAGTGGTTCTTGCGGGTCACACGTGCGCCGGATGCGCGCACCCGTTTTCTTGGCACTGCTGCTGCGCCACTCGTACTTGGCAAAGCCGTTGTCCCAGTAAACCAAGATTGCGCGCTGCGGCGTGAACTTGACGAAACGGATACACAAGGACTCGAAGGAAACCTGAAAGCGTTCGGCGAGGTTGCTCAGGATGTGCA